ATGTCCGCCAAGATTTATCGTCCCGCCAAGACCGCGATGCAGTCGGGCAAGGCCAAGACCAATCTTTGGGTGCTCGAATTCGATCAGGAGACGCCGCGCACGATCGATCCGATGATGGGCTATACCAGCTCGGCCGACACCCGCCAGCAGGTCAAGCTCACCTTCGAAAGCGCGGAAGCCGCCGTCGCCTACGCCGAGCGTAACGGCATCGAATATCGCGTCATCGCACCGAAGGACCCGACCCGGAAGAATGTCTCCTACAGCGACAACTTCCGCTACAGCCGCATGCAGCCCTGGACGCACTGATACTACCCGCGCCGCTCACAGCAGCGCCAACGGCCCCTTAGCTCAGCTGGATAGAGCACCTGCCTTCTAAGCAGGTTGTCGCAGGTTCGAGCCCTGCAGGGGTCGCCACTCAACTACCTGATTTCACTGTCCTTTTCAGAACATCCGCCTCAGCTTATGAAGCCGAATACCGGAACAAACAGGACACGAAATCCCGGAATATCCCCGGAAAACCCCGGAAAAACCCCGAACTCTCCCGGACAGGTTCTACACCTGTTCCAGCGCGTGGCGCGGTTCTGATACCGGCCCCCTTGCGCCTTTCCCCTGACACGTCCTGATAGCTGAAACGAAAATGCCTCTGAGACGGACAAGATCTCAGAGGCATCAGACTTTGGTTTGCAACAACCGACGAACCATCAGGGAAACGAATAGAAAGGCTCGCTTCGATGAATATCATTAATGCTTCTCATGAAGTCAAGCTGGCAACGCTGGCTGAGTTCAAATGGTGGAGACTGCAAAACAGGTTCCCCGCCACGCTCCTCAAGGAGATCATCTTCCGGTGGAGAGGGGCGAACGCCCGCATACCCTATGACATCTCTCCGTGGATCGCGTACCCGGCCCCCACGTGGCGGAAGTGGATGGGCGACGTTTCAGCGAGCAAGCTTGAACGTGGTCTTCGCCATCTGGTCGAAATCGGCTTCCTAAAACGCGAGCGGCACAAGTTCGCCGGCTCCTCGATTTGTGCGTTTTTACAGCCCACGCCGGCCGCTTTGACGTTCATGGGAAGGCCGGAAGATATCGTCCGTTTAAGGCTCAAGACGCCTCCTGCTAAGCCGTTGGCAGCAAACGAAAATGACGGAACGAGTGACGGAACGCTTGACGGAACGGTTGACGGAACGGTTGACGGAACCGATTACACTTCCTTCTCTTCCCTTCCTTCCTCATCATCCTACTCCACCAAGGGGAAGACCGTTTTTCAAACGGGGAAAGGGAAGGGAAAGGTCGGGGAAGAGAAGAACAAGAAGAAACCCCCTACCCCCGCAGCGAAGCCCGAACCGCAGCCAGAAGCCAAGCCTGAGCCGAAGGCGCATGTTCCAGATCCCGTGCTCAGCGACGATGATGCGAAGTTCGAAGCAGCGCTGGCCAAGATCAATGCCAACAAGGCAAAGAAAGCCGCCAAGCTCTATCCCGAACTGAAAGGTGCTCATGAGAAGTTCGTGCAGCACCCGGCAACCAAATATCCCAAGTGGCCCTCATGGTCGGACGAGCTGAAGGCGAAGATCTACGCGAGCTATCAGGAATATGTCGATAACTGGTATCAGGGCAAAGCGGGCAAGCCGTACCTCGATGAGAGCATCTCGGACGACGAATGGGACGCCACACAGGTTAAGCTCTCGTCTATCCAGTTTGACGAAGCCGTATGATTTGCAATTAATTGCACGAGACCTCGGATATGCCTGTATAGGCGTGGCCCAATCCTGAGACCACATTAGTTAAGACTTGATGCACCCTCAGTAATTTCGTTTATGAAGAGTGTCACCCGAATGAAGGTGGCACAATGTTTGGTTTTGGACGTAAAAGTGAGACACGAGCCGAACCGGCGGCACCCGAACAGCGAAGCCTCGCTGAGCCGACCGAGTTCGATTTCCAGATCTTCGGCGCCACGCCCTCGCTGGCAGGAGTAGCGGTCACACCGGCCACTGCCATCCGTGTCCCCGCCGTAGCTGCCGGCGTCAAGGCCCTCTCCGAAGCTGTCAGCATTCTCCCCTTGCATGCCTATCGCCGCACCGAGACAGCCCGCGAACGCGACAACAGCCTCCCGGCGTTCCGTCTCCTCAATGGTGCCTCCTCCCCTTGGATGATGGGCGCACAGCTTCGCGAGCTTCTGACAGCCGACGCGATCCTCTACGGCAACGGCTATGCGCTCATCGTGCGGGACAGCCAGAAAGAGCCTGTCGAGCTTCATCGCGTTCACCCCAGCTCTGTCACCGTCGAGATCGACACCCGCACCGCCGAACCCCGCTACCGCATCACGGAAGGTGCGGGACAGCGGTTTATCGCATTCACCGATATCCTGCATATTCGCGCACCCTCCTCGATCTCGACCGACAGCGTCACCGGCAAGAGCCCGCTGATCGAGGCCAAGAACGCAATCGGCCTTCTGATCACGCTGCAGGAACATGCCTGCAAGCTGTTCGCGAACGGTGGCCGCCCCTCCGGCATCCTGTCGTTTCCCCAGAAGCTCGGCGCAGAGGTTGCGAAGCGCATCAAGGCCAGCTGGCAGGCGGCGACAGGCGGTGCGAATGCCGGATCTACTGCCGTTCTGGAAGAGGGTGGCAACTTCACACCGCTCGCATTCAACAGCGTCGATAGCCAGTTCATGGAAATCTGGGCGCTGGCGATCACCGAAGTCGCCCGCGTTCTCCGCGTCCCCCCTGTCCTCCTCATGGATTACAGCCGGCAGACCTGGGCCAACGCTGAGACAGGTGGCCAGCAGTTCCTCACCTACTCCCTCGCGCCATGGCTTGCCCGGTGGGAAGCCGAAGTCTCCCTCAAGCTGATTGCCCCGGAAGACCGTGAAGACGTGTTCGTGGAGCATCTGCCCGACGCCCTCCTCCGCAGCGATTTTGCCACCCGCGCCACGGCATATGGCCAGTATCGCAGCATGGGCGTGATGACCGCCAACGAGGTCCGCGCCGGCTTGAACCTCCCTCCGCTGGCGAACGGCAACGAGCTTTCCAACCCCTACACGAGCACCACGAAGCCGGAGGCGACACCGCCAGAGGAGACCAAGCCCGATGCGTGAGCACGTCCAGTTCTTCGGGGACAAGGAACACGCCTTCCTTCTCGACCCCGGCATGATCCTCGAACTCGAACGCCTGACCCGCTCCGGCATTGGCGCCATCTCCCGCAGGTTCTTCGCGGGGGATTTTTCGTATCCAGAGCTGACAGAGACCATCCGCCTTGCCCTCATCGGCGGCGGCATGGACCCGGAAGACGCGGCAACACTGGTCAGCGTCTACGCCGAACGCCTCAGCGTGACGGACCTCTACGGGAAGGCCCTCCCGATCATCGAAAATCTCATGTTTGGCTCCGTGCAATCAATTGCACAGAAGGACGACGCCGATGCTGAAGCCTGATTTGCAATTAATTGCACACGAAAATCGTACCTCACCCGCTGGCGATGTCCTCGACATGCTGGAAGTGCGGTTTGCTGCACCGGGAGAAGACGGCAGCATCGAAGGCATGGCCGTTCGCTTCGATACGCTCGACAGCTACGGCACCACCTTCGACCGTCGCGCCTTCGCATGGGACGGCAAGAGCCTCCCCCTCCTCTGGTCTCATGATCCGAGTTCCGTTGTCGGCTCCGTCCGCACCGTCCGCGTCGAGAACGATGGCCTCAAGATCGTCGGCAAGCTCAATCTCGAAGTGCAGCGTGCCCGCGAAGTCCGCGCCATGCTCATCGCCGGGGACATCTCCGGCCTCTCCATCGGCTTCAACCGCCTCAAGCATGAGGTGCGGGCAAAGGGCGTCCGACACATCACAGAAGCCCGCCTCCGCGAAGTCTCGTTCGTCGCCATGCCGAGCGTCCCCGGTTCCGGCGTCACCTCCGTCCGCATCTCCAACCCCGAAACAGGCCGTGAAAGCGCAGCGGCCTTTGTGTCTGCATGCCGCAAGGCCGCGCTGTCTCTGAAAAGGAAGTGAAATGACCCACCACGAAAAGATCGAAACGCGCTCGGCGATCCCGCTGGAAACGCGCTCTGACGACAACACCGACCCGCTCGCCACGGCAACCGCCGCTGTCGAAGAAATGCGTGCCGCTGCCGACGAACGGCATGCAGCACATCAGACGGAACTCCGCGCCGCAGCCGACCGCATCGCAGCGCTCGAAACACGGCTCAATCGTCCGGGCAACCAGCAGAACGAACAGCGCAACGAACCGTCCGTCGAGACCCTGGCTTTCGGGACCTACCTCCGTCGCGGCGCCGCTGCCCTCAACGCTGACGAACAGCGTGCGCTCACCGTCGGCACCGAAGCATCGGCCGGCTACCTCGCTCCCCCGGAATACGGCAACGAGATCCTCCGCGCCGTGGTCGATTACAGCCCGATCCGTGCCTATGCCCGCGTCATGACGATTGCCGGCCCGGAAGTCCGTTATCCCAAGAAGCTCACCGGCACGAATGCTCAGTGGGTGGACGAGATCGAAGACCGCCCGGAAAGCGGCATGACCTTCGGACAGGTCACCCTGACCCCCTACGAGCTGGCAACGTTCGTGGACATCTCCAAGCAGCTTCTCGAAGACGCCGCTTATGATGTCGAGGGCGAACTCCGCACCTCGTTCGCGGAAGATTTCGGCGTCAAGGAAGGCACCGCATTCGTCAACGGCGACGGCGTCAAGAAGCCGAAGGGCATTCTGCAGGCCACGGGCATCGCGCAGGTCGTCACCGGCAACGCATCCACGCTCGGCAGCGCTCCGGCTGATCTCCTCATCGACGCCATGGCCAAGATCCAGAGCGTCCATGCTCAGAACGGCGCATGGCTAATGAACCGTCTCACGCTCGCTGCCATGCGCAAGCTGAAGGACGCTCAGGGCGCATACCTCTGGCAACCGTCCATTCAGGTCGGCCAGCCGGCCACGCTCCTCGGCCGTCCGGTCATTGAAGCCGTGGACATGCCGAACATCGGTGCGGGCGCAACGCCCATCGTCTTCGGTGACTTCTCCGGCTACCGGATCGTGGATCGCGTCGGCGTCTCCGTCCTCGTGGACCCCTTCTCCAAGGCCACCAACGGCATCACCCGTTTCCACGCCCGCAAGCGCGTCGGCGGCGACGTGACCCATCCCGACCGCTTCATCAAGGTCAAGGTCGCAGCGGCCTAATCCATCAACAGTGGCGGGGGGAAACCCCGCCTCTTCTCCATTCATCCCCATAATCCCTGAGAGGAAACCAAGATGGGTATCACCACCACCGCAAAGACACAGGTCAGCATCGGCACCGTCACGCCGTTCACGACCGCCGTTGCCTACGCTGGCGACACATGGAAGCCCATCGGCAACGTCATGGACGTGGGTGAAGCCGGTTCCGAAGCCGAGATCGTCACGGCCAAGATGGTCTCCGACGCTTACGTGAAGAAGTTGAAGGGCTCTCGCGACAACGGCACGATGGAGCTTCAAGTGGCGCGTGATAGCTCGGATGCCGGCTATCAGGCCCTCGTTGCCGCCGAACAGGCCGACGCCCCGTACAACTTCTCCGTTGTGCTCAATGACGCCCCGTCGGTCGGAGCGAGCCCGAAACCCTCCAAGTTTTACTTTTCAGCAATCGTCGCCAGCCGCAAGAACAGCTTCGGCGACGCCGATACCGTCGTGACCACGACCTTCAGCCTCGCAATCTCCGGCGCGATCATCGAAGTCGCGGCGTCGGCCACGTAAGGGCATCGAAAAATGAAGCTGGCTGAGGAAATCTGGATCACGTTGGCAAAGGAGGAGGTCGAGCTACGGCCTTCTCTTTATCATGCCCTACAGCTCGAACGCCGTCCCGGATCGTTCGGCCAGCTTCTGAAAGACATACAGGAGGGCAGTCTTTCTGCCGCCCTCGACATCATACGCCCGCACTTCGACGGCCTCTTTCTCGCAAACCGCGTTCATGAGGTCCTGCCGAAAATCCAGCCCCAGCTCTTCGTATACGTGTTCGGCTGCATGGGCGTGGACCCGGATGCACCCGAGCCGAAGACCAAGGCCAAGGCCGTCAAACCGCGCCCGATGTCCGAATATCTCACTGACCTCTACCGCATCGGCACCGGCTGGCTGGACTGGTCACCTGAGGACACGCTGGACGCAACTCCCCTCGAAATCACCCTGGCATACGAGGGCAAGCGCCAGATGCTTCGCGCCATCTACGGCGGCGCCACTGAAGCCGCGAAGGACGACCGTCCGTTGAACGACAAGTTCCGCTCGATCTTCCAAAATCACGGCACCACCAAGGAGAGCGCAGAATGACCGACTGGCCGAAACTTGTCCGGGAACTGCAAGTCGAGATGAAGCTTTCGGAGCGACAGCTTGCGCTTCTAGTTGGTGCCAACCGCACGACGCTGAGGCAGTTCTTCCTAGGCAAGCATAACATCTCCATCATCATGCTGGAACGTATTTTGGTTCTTTGCGGCTACGAGCTGGAAGCCGTCCAGATCGACCCCGCCGTTGGCAGACCCCTTCGCAAGAAGCGGCGCATCCACATCCCGGCCCGAAACTCCCTCTCAATCATCGAAGAGCCGAAGCCCGAACCGCGTCGGAAATCTCGCAAGAATGCTGTCGAGGGTGCGAAACCGCAAAAGCTCATCTCCCCGGCCTGCATGCGTCATGGAGCACCCTGATGCCGATGAAGGCCCCCAGCTTGCGGCAGTGCGGATGCGTGGTCCCCAGCGGTCAACGCTGCACCCATGCCCTCGCCCGCGACCGTGAGCGCAAGGCCCGCTTCGACGCTCAGCGCCCATCAGCACGGGAACGCGGATACGACAGCAAGTGGGACCGTGAACGCAAGGCCTACCTCCTCGCGCATCCCGCGTGCGTCACGTGCGGCGAACCTGCCACCGTAGTTGATCACATCATACCGCACCGTGGAGACCGCAAGCTCTTCTGGTCTCGCTCCAACTGGCAACCCCTCTGCACCCCTTGCCACAGCAGTACGAAACAACGCCTCGAAAGGAACAGCTAGTGGAACTCGTTATTTTGCAACCCGGTGTATGGACGCTGGTGGAGGCACACACCGCCATTCAGTCGAAGAACAGCCAGTCCGGTATCCGTATTCACTACGCCGAGCCGGTGGAGGAGGGAGAGGTCGAAGTGCCCGACGTGGATACGGAGGCCTACTTCCTCGTGCCTGACTTTGCCACAGGCCCGTTCCGTCTTCCCGGCTCGACCAGCTTCTCAAACGGCTCAGTCGTTTACATGATGCCGGATGAAGCAGAGCCCGTCGCCATCGTGACCTACTGAGCACCAGAGGAGAAGCGATCATGACCGGAACTGATATCCGCATCTCGCGGAACGTCTTGTTCATCAAGCCGGCCAAGCGACATCTGTACAACGGGCAGTGGCTGACAGCGCTTGAACTATCAGAACTCACCGGCATCCCACGCTCCACCATCTACAAGCGCCTTCGCCGTGGCCAGCCCCTCGACCAAGTCGGCAAGAGCGGTCATGTCCCGAAGCGCTATCTCTTCCGTGGCCAGATGATGACCGCGCCTGAAGTCGCTGAGCTGACAGGTCTAGACAGGTCCACCGTCTACGACCGCATCAGCGACAACATCATCATGGAAGCGCATGAGATCCCATCCGCCTACCAAGTGCTTGAAGATTGGGGCAACCGCGTCAGGATCCTGACCTATCGCGGCAAGAGCAACAGCATTGCGGGATGGGCAAGTGACACAGGCATCTCACAACGCACCATCGCCTCTCGCCTCAATGCAGGCTGGACGCTGAAAGATGCCCTGACACGGACCGTGGACAAGCGTCGGGCAAGCAAGACGTTCATGCGCAACCGTCGTCTGGTCAGCACCATCGTCTCCCGCTTCAGATCGGTACGCAACCGCCTCCTCATCCATCGCATCGCCTCAGCCTTCCATTCCCATACCGGGGGGTATGACCAGACTTCCCCCCATACGCTGGGGACCGGCCTGGGGAGGCACGCTGTAGAGAGAGGCCAAAACGAAAATCCATTTCCAACAGAAAATCGGAGGGCGTCGGCATGACCGTCATCAATCTGGAAGACGCGAAAATGCACCTCAATGTCACCGACGACACCGATGATTTGCTGATCACCGACCAGATCGCGGCGGCGGAGGCGTTCGTCGGACGTTGGACCGTCGTGCCGCTCAGCTACATGGACCCGCTCCCTGCCGACCTCCGGCAAGCCGTGCTCATGCTCACCGGGCACTTTTATGAGAACCGGGAAGCCAGCCTCGTGGGCGTGTCGGCAGACGCCATGCCGCTCGGCTTCTGGGACCTCGTCACCCCGCACCGGGAGTGGGCGTTTTGAGCAAGCAAACCGACAAGCTCAAGCGTCGGCTGGACGCCATCCCGAAGGCCGTGAAGGAGGCTGTCGTGCCCGCCCTCATGCAGTCGGGCCACGAGCTTGCCGACATGCAGCGGAAACTTGCCCCGGTCGATAGCGGAGACCTCCGCGATAGTATTGCCGTGACCGCGCCGGGACACGCCACGCCAGCCTACTCTCAGCCCGGCGGTAGCACCATTGCGGGGGAGAATGAGGTCATCGTCACGGCCGGAAATAGCGATGTGAGGTATCCGCACCTTGTCGAGTACGGTACAGCAAACGCACCGGCTCAGCCGTTTTTCTTTGCGTCTTATCGGCTCTTGCGCAAGCGTCTTGCAGGGCGCGTCAAGCGCTCGATTAGCAAAGCGGTGAGGACAGACCGATGAAGACCCCCAAGCCTATTCAGATCAACCATGAACGCCTTCTGGAGTTGTTTCACTACGATCCAGAGAGCGGTAGTTTTACTCGTCTGATCACGACAGGTAGTCGCTCCAAAGCGGGAGATATTGCCGGCTCGATGTCTGCCGGGTATGTCCGCATCAGTATCGACTATCAGGATTATCTCGCCCATAGGCTGGCATGGTTCTACATGACCGGCGAAGACGTGCCCCAAGGCTTCGAGATCGACCACAAGAACACCGTCGGCACCGACAATCGGTGGGGCAATCTTCGTCTGGCAACGTCTTCCGAGAACAAGTGCAACGCTGTACGCAAGGGCCGCAAGTATCCGAAAGGCGTCTCGCTCCACTACGAGACCGGCCGTTTCACTGCGCAGATCTCTATCAACGGCAAACCGCATTTCCTCGGACGGCACAAGTCCCCGGCGGAAGCGGCTCAGGCCTATGCAGCGAAGGCGGCGGAGCTGCATGGATCGTTCGCGAGGGTCAGCTGATGGAACCTAGCCATGCCCTGCAACTGGCCATCCGCGCCCGCCTCGTCGCCTCGACCGCCGTGACCGCGCTCGTGCCAGCGGCATCCATCCGCGATGCCAACGGCCTGCCCTCGATCTTCCCCTGCATCCTCATCGGGGAAAGCCAGACCGTCCCCGGCGGCGACGTGGCCCGGACCCGTCATGAGGTCGTCGCTGATCTACACGTTTGGCAAAAAGAGACCAGCCTCGCATTCTCGAAACAGGTGGCAGGAGCGGTTCGCGCCGCTCTTGCCGATAGCCGGTGGACCGCTGCCGGCCTTCATGTGGCAGACCTCACCGTGACCAGTTCCCGCTTCCTCCGCGATCCCGGCGGCGCTCATTCCCACGCGGTCATCAGCCTGTCCGCAATCGTCCAGGAGGTGACCGCATGAGAGCCGGAAAACTCGACAAGACCATCACAATCGAACGCCGTGGCGAGACCGTGGACGACTACGGCACGGTGTCGGAAGGCTGGACGAACGTGGCCTCAGTCCGCGCTCAGGTCATCCAGTCCTCAACGGAGGAGTTCTTGAAATCGGCAGGCACGACCGAACAGACGGCCATCATCTTCCGCATCCGGCACCGTGACGGCATCCAGCCGGAAGACCGCATCAGCTACGCCGGCAGCACGTTCGACCTGAAAGAGGTGAAGGTTTTAGGGCGGGCCTCTGGGATGGATTTGCGCTGCACGTCAGCATGATTTGCAATTAATTGCACAAGGATACGGACATGGCCTTTCGCGGCATCAAACCAGCTTTGAAAACGATAGACGGAGGTCTCAACGGCCTCCCCGCCCTGCCCGCGTCCGTGCCCGATGTCATGCGCGAGGAATGGGAAACCGTTGCCATCGATCTCCGCGACCGCCGGCTCCTCACCAAGTCCTGTCTCGGAGCGCTCGAAAGCTACGTCGTCGCCCTCTGGTCCTGCCGGGAGGCGACGAAGGCCATTGAGAAGCATGGCCTCCTCGTCAGTTCCGCACACAACATGCTGAAGAGCAACCCGGCATCGGCGCTCCTCACCAAGTCTCAGGTCATCGTCGCACGTCTGGCGGCGGAGCTCGGCATCACCCCCGCCTCCCGATCCCGCGAAGGCATGGGCGGGGACAAGCCCGAAGCCGACGAAGATGATGCGTTGGGGCTCTGATCATGGGAAAAATCATCATCACCAAGAAGGCCAAGGCACCGAAGCCGGCCACGACCTATCCCGATTGGGTCTTTGACGACAGCCCGATTGCCGACCCCTTCGGCTATGGCGAACGTGCGGTAAAGTTCCTCCGCGCCCTCAATCACCCGAAGAACCCGCTCCCCGGCAATCCCTTCCAGCTCGACAAGTGGCAGGAACGCATTGTCCGTGCGATCTATGGACCGCGCAATCCAGACGGCACCCGGATCGTCAAGACCGTGGTGCTCCTCCTCCCGCGTGGATCTCGCAAGACCAGCCTCGCAGCGGCGTTGGCGCTTTTACACGTTTTTGGCATGGAGCGCGTCCCCGGCGGCGAAGTCCTGTCCGCAGCGTCCGACCGCTCACAGGCCAAGATTGCGTTTGAGGAGGCGGTAAACATCATCCGAGCGACCAAGCCGATCAACGATATCGCAAGTATCGCGGCGACCGCTCACCGTCTGAAGAACAGTAAGCACGGCTCCTTTTACACATGCGTTTCTGCGGATGGCGCAAACACGCACGGAAAGACGCCGGTCTGGGCCCTTGTTGACGAGATCCACTCTTTTAAGAAGCGAGACCTCTGGGATGCTATTAAGTCGGGGATGGCCAAAACCCCCGGCTCGTTGATGATCATCGCGACCACGGCAGGACGCGGCCAAGAGAACCTCGCCTTCGAACAGATCGACTACGCCCGGAAGGTCGCGCTCGGAAAGATCGTAGACCCCGCCACGCTCCCGGTCTTGTTCGAGACACCGGCCGATGCCGATTGGGAAGATGAAGCCGTGTGGTTCAAAGCCAATCCGGGCCTGTCCTCAGGCTATCCCGACCTCGCCGGCCTCCGCCAGATGGCAAAGGAAGCGAAAGAACGCCCCGGCGACCGCGATGCGTTTCGCCAGTATCACCTCAATACGTGGCTGGACCATTCCGAAAACCCGTTCGTTGAAATGGAGACCTATGACAGAGGTGCTACCCCGTTTGATCTTTCTGACGTGGCCGGTGAACCTTGCTGGGTTGGCGTCGATCTTTCATCAAACCGAGATCTCACCGCCGTCGTTGCGGCATGGAGAGACGGTAACGGCGGCTACCGGGTGCATCCGTGGTTCTTCTGCCCCGGCGATAATCTCCACAAGCGTAGCGTAGAGGCCGGCGTTCCGTACACGCTTTGGGCCGAACAAGGCCTGATCACCGCGACCCCCGGCAACGTCATCGATTATGAGTTTGTCGAGGATCGTATCCGCCAACTCTGCAAGCAGTTCGATGTGCGGGAAATTGCCTTTGACCCTTGGAACGCTCAGCGCACCCTAAATAATCTGACAGAGGAAGGCCTGCCGGCAATCGAGATGCGGCAAGGTATGATCTCAATGTCTCCGGCCGTCCGCGAACTGGAGCGAGCTATTCTGTCTCGCAAGTTTCAGCACGGCGGCAACCCGATCTTGCGGTGGAATTTCGACAACGTCGTTATCGAGCAGGATGCGGCCGGCAACATAAAATTCAACAAAGCGAAATCGCGCGACAAGATCGACGGTGCCGTTGCTACCGCGATGGCCGTGGGCCGTGCCTCCACGGGAGAAGACCAACGATCAATCTATGATACCGACGAACGGGCCGAAGGGCTCCTCATTTTCTAAAGGAAGAACCCATGCCTGCAACTGATACAGAACGTTTGGTGGTGTCCTTAGAGGCACGGATCAAGGATTTCGAAAAAAACTTCCAAAAAGCCGGCCGTACCTCGTCAACAAGCTTCGACCAGATCGAACGCCGTGCCAAACAAAACGCGTCCCGGCTGGAAGCGAGCATGGGCCGTTCCGCCTCTGTTATCGGTCGTGCCTTCTCTCAGACTGAAGCCCGCGTCGGTGAGTTCGGGCAGCGGATCGCCGGTGCACTGGCCGGTGCCGTCGCCTTGAAACAGGCGCAGCAGTTGGTGGACGCCGCAACCCGGATCAAGAACGCTCTCAAGGTGGCGGGCCTCGAAGGTGAAAATCTTGAGGGCGTCTATCGCCAGCTTTATAACGCTGCACAGGAAAACGCCGCACCGCTCGAAAGCCTCGTGACGCTCTATGGCCGGCTGTCGCTTGTCCAGAAGGAACTGGGCGTCAACCAGCAGGAGCTTATCCAGTTCTCGAAGAACGTCTCGCTTGCCCTTCGCGTGGGTGGCCAATCGGCGGAGGAGGCATCCGGTGCGCTTCTGCAGCTTTCGCAGGCCTTGGGCGGTGGCACGGTGCGGGCCGAAGAATTTAACAGTGTCTTGGAAGGTGCGCCGACGATTGCGCAGGCGGTTGCCGCTGGCCTGACAGAAGCGGGCGGCTCGGTTGCCAAGCTTCGCAATCTCGTGGTTGACGGCAAGGTTTCTAGTCAGGCGTTCTTCCGTGCCTTCGAAGTCGGTGCAGCAACCCTCGAAGAGAAGGTCGCATCCTCACAGATGACGGTCGCACAGAACTTCGTGCGGCTCCAGAACGTATTGATCGATACTGCCGGTAAGATCGACACCGCCACCGGTGCCTCTGCGAAGTTCGGCACCACGCTCGCGGATCTCGCCACCACCGTCCAGCAGTTCGGCGCGATTGTCGTGCGAGCATCGGATAGCGATCTCGGGAAGTTCGTCGGCTGGTTGTCGAGGGGCGTGGACGCGGCATCCGAGTTCAAAAAGATCATGGGCGGCATCCCCGGTATCATCGATAAGATGGGCTCGCTCAACAGCGATATGTTCCAAGGGAAAGCGCTTGGCAGCGGTCTGAAAGCGGAAGCCATCCAGAACCGGATCAATCAGGCTTTCGATTATCCAGCCGCACCGAAAACCGGCCGTCTGCCGGCCAAGACCACCGCGCCGGCCGTTACTCCTCGTGTATCTATCAACGATTATCCCGCACCTGACAGCGTCAAGGAAGGCGGGAAGGTCAATGTGAAGGTGGATCTGGCCAAGTTTCTGGCCCCCGGCAAGGACGCCTCGCACATCTCAGGCATGTCGTCCGCGTTCGAGGGCAAGCTTGAAAAGCTTTTGGGTGCATTGCCGAAAGAGATGGCAGGGCAGATCAGGATCAATTCGGGATTTCGTTCTGTCGAGCGTCAGCAGCAGCTTTGGCAGGCGGCATTGGAGAAATATGGCTCGGTTGCCGAAGCGCGTAAGTGGGTAGCACCTCCCGGCAACAGCCAGCATAACAAGGGCAATGCTGCCGACCTCGGCTATGGTTCGGACGCTGCCCGACAGTGGGCGCACAAAAATGCCGGCCAGTTTGGATTGCAGTTTCCGCTGTCCAACGAGAACTGGCATATCGAGGATGCCGACGCCCGTGCTGGGATGATGGCCGACAAGACTAAGGATCTCGAAAGCCGTGGACAGGCTTACGACGACCTCTTGATGAAAGCTCGTGAGTTCGTCAGCGAGCAGGGCACGGAACAGCAGGCCTTCGGCTTGACCGCACAGAAGGCGGCAGCGCTCCGCTATGAACAGGAAATGCTCAATGAAGCGGCTAGGGCCGGCATCGCCCTGACGCCCCAGCAGCGTGCGGCCATCACCGGCCTAGCACAGGACATGGCCTCCGCCGAACAGGCAACCACCAACCTCGCGAACTCTCAGGAGCAGGCACAGGACGTGGCCAATTTCTTTGCGTCCTCGACTGGCGACGCAATCATGGGATTGATCGACGGCAGCAAGACAGCGGAACAGGCCATCCAAGGTTTGATCGGAAGCATTGCCAAGGCCCTCCTACAAGCCGCCCTTCTCGGAGATGGCCCGCTAGGCTCCCTCATGGGTGGAGGCGGTGGCATCCTGGGGACGATCTTCAAGGGCATCTTTTCCGGCGCTCCGGTAGCAGCAAAGGACGGTGGCCAGATCCAAGCCTTCGCAGCCGGTGGCCGCGTTCGTGGTCCTGGCACGTCCCGCTCCGATAGCGTCCCCGCGTGGCTTTCAGACGGTGAGCATGTCGTGAACGCCAAGGCGGCAGGCCAGAACCGCGCTCTCCTCGAAAGCATCAATGCGGGCCACACCCCGAAACTGGCCAAGGTGAAGCTTGGTGGAGGCGGCGGAAACCGCAGCGTCACGACCGTGCAGAACACGTTCTCCCCGACCATCCCCATCACCGTGCAGGCCAGCGGCAACAAGGATACGGACGACGCGCTCGTCAGCCGCCTCTCCGCAGAGATGGACACGATGCTGGACAACAAGATGGTCGAGTTCGTGAAAAACCAGCAGCGCCCCGGCAACATGCTCAATCAGAGAGGCTTTTTCTGATGGCTTTCCCCACCTTCACCCCGCCGGTCACCGGCACCTTCTCAGCAGGTGCGACCGAAGACCACGAGCCCCGCATCCTGTCGGCCAAGTTCGGTGACGGCTACAATCAGGAAGCTGGCGACGGCTTGAACGCCGATCTCATGAAGCTGTCCGTCTCGTGGGATGCCCTCACCCCGGCGCAAGGCCAGACGGTCATGGACTTCTTCAAGGACCTTGGCGGCTATCGGCCGTTCAAGTTCACCCTGCCGGGAGAGGCAAGCCCCAGAAAGTTCAAATGCCGCAAGTGGTCTCGGCGTTTCCCCTCGTTTCAGATCGTGGATGTCACGGCATCGTTGGAGGAGGTCGCAGATCCTGAGTGATTTAGCGGTGCATAGTTTCCACCGGAAGTCGCAACTGGGTCAATTCGCGTTTAGTCTTGCCTATTCATGGCGAGGTGACATATGCGGAAAATACCTTTCGAGCGGATATTGCTTTTCATCTTGGGAGCAATTTTCCTTATAGTCGCCGCAACGCGAGCCTACGACGACCGCCTCGCTCAAGCGGGTACAGTCGGCTTACTCGGCCTTATGTGCCTAGCTTTCTCTAATCTCACCCGGTTCAAACGCTTCAAAGGCATGGGTTTTGAGGCTGAACTTTGGGAGGAGAAGCAAGAGGAAGCTTTGAGCCTGATTGAACGTCTAAAAAATGTGGTGGCGATCTACAGTAGCGAGGTCGTCTTAGCGAACGTCAAGAGGGGGCGCTTTGGTGGAGGTGCGCCATGGCCACAGCATTGGAAACTCTATGAGGAGTTGATAGGGCACCATAAGGCGCTGGGACAGGATATCGATTTCTCAGCACTCAAGCGCGAAATGGACGGCTACTTCCTTTTTGACATTTGCAGCAAGCTCGACCCTTGGCACCCTATATCAACCGGCATCACGGAAGCACGTGCCGTGATCTCTGAAGAGTTTTCGGGCGGCATACAGGATACCAAGGCATTCGAGAAACGAATGAAGCAGCTCAACGATATCAAAACGCGCCCTGACAATCAGTTGGAACAGTCACTTTCCGGCAACTTGGCGCAGATCATCCTCGATACAAGCCGACAATCGGTCGAGCAACTACGCACCAATTTCGGCGTTGAAGTCAGTCTGCCCGCCGACCAGATCGAGGTTCTAGAGCGCGTCGCGGCACTTGCCGAGAAACGTCCTCTAGCAATCACGCCAGACGTCTTGAAGCTCGCGGAAAACTAAACCCTTCGCTCAACCGCATACAGCCGCATTTCAAGATGATGCAGGCGACTTTCGAGCGCTAGTCGCTCCACAGCTTCCGCTCTGAGACCGACGCGTAGATTTTCGATCTCATCAGGAGCGGTGCCGTCATCCTCACGAAATGACGCTTCCAGACGAGCGACGATTTCAGAGTTCATTGTCCGATTATTGCGCTTTGCTGCCATTTCGACGTGTTGGCGCAGCTCAGCGGAAAGACGAATTTTCATGTCAGGAGGATTTTGGCTCATGGGGCCGATGATACCCCTTCATGGGGGTTGACTGCAATACGGGATGGCAATACCCCTGTTAGGGTAAATAAATACCCCATCAGTAGCAATCATGAAAAATGCCGATTTGAAGATCCGCCTCCCCGCCGAACTCAAGGCATGGCTCGCATCTCGCGCAGAAGCGAATGACCGCAGTTTGAACGGCGAAATTCTCGCCATGATGAAGGCGACACAACGTGCGGAGGCCAGCGCAAATGGCCCTCATTGACGAACCTCAGGAAGAACAGTTCGACGCCGTGGAAGCTGCCAAGCGCCTCGGCATCTCCAGCAAGACGCTGATGCGGCACGTGAAGGCGGGAACGATCCGTTACATCAACGTCGCCAGCCCCAGCGCATCCCGCCCCCGATACCGGTTCACGCCGTACATCCTCAAGCAGTTCCAGAATAAGCAGCAGAAGCGCGAGGCCCCGCCATGCCACTCTACAAAAGCCCCTACTGGCAAATCGAATTTCAGTTCCAAGGTCGTGTCATTCGCGGATCTTCGAAAACCCGGGACAAGAAACAAGCTGAGGCCATAGAGAAGCAATGGCGGGAACAGGCCCGCAAGGACGCTGAGGAGAGCAAGCGCACAGGCAGTGCCCCGATGACCCTCGAAGACGCTGCCGTGCGATACATGACGGAGGTGGCAGACGGCCAACCGTCGAGGGATGACAGCTATCGTTCTTTGCAACGCCTCATGGCATTCATCGGCAGCTCGACCCGGATGGATGCCATAACGGATCAGAAGGTGGCAGCGTTCGTCGCGCACCGAAAAAAGCAGCCACGCTTTGGCCGCAAGACCTTTGCCGACAAACGCCCCATGCCGCCGATATCAGGCGCGACGGTCAATCGCGATGTTGCGGTCCTCAAACGCTTGTTTGTGCGCTCCCGGAAGACGTGGAAGATCACCCTCCCCAACGAACCGGACTGGACCGCTCATCGGCTGGACGAGGCCAAGGAGCGCACGCGTGAACTGCACGTCGAGGAAGATATCGCTCTTGAGGATGCCGTGCGGCCCGACTACGCGCCCTGGCTGGCCTTCGCCAAGCTCTCAGGCGTGCGTCTTAACGAGACGCTTATCGAATGGTCGCAGGTCAATTTCTTCGCGAAGCGGATCTCGACCGTCGGCAAGGGTGGCCGTCCGGTCTACATCGAAATGACGCCGGCTATATGCGCCTTGCTCGAACCGCTGAGAGGCAACCACCCGGTATCCGTCTTCACGTTCGTCGCTCTCCGCACCAACAAGCCGAAAGGCCTCGTGAGAGGGCAGCACTATCCGATCAGCTACCACGGCGCGAAGACCGAATGGCAGCGGCTACGGAAACGCTCAGGGGTGACGGACTTCCGGTTCCACGATATCCGGCACGACTTCGCAACGAAGCTCCTCCGGGCGACCGGCAACCTCAAGATCGTGTCGAAGGCGCTCAATCATTCAGACATCTCCGTCACGGCGAAATACGCTCATGTTGATCGCACCGATGTCAGAGAAGCGATGGAGCTTGCGGAAAGGGAGAGAAGTAAAACCCGGAAAAAAACCGGAACTGGACAAGCCGATGTTGCTTAG